GGTAAAAAGAAAAAGTAATGCCTAAGAGTAAGATAAAAGGCGGTGGTACTAAAAAAGTTTGTTTACCATACGCTAAATACAAAAGCATGAGCAAAGCTGAAAGGCAGAAAGTAATACGTGCTAAGCGTACTGCTGCTGCTCAAGGTAAATATAAAAGGTCTAGTAAATCTAATGTAAAAGGTGCTCGTAAAAAAGGTGCTACACTACGCGATTGGTTTCAAAAAGAAAGATGGGTTAATATAGCCACGGGTAAACCTTGTGGAGAATAAGTGATATATACTATGGGATATAAAAGCGCGGCTCAAAGAAAAGCAGTTTGGGCATCAAGAAACGAAAATAAAAAAGGCAAAAAGAAAAAACGTAAGACCAAAAAGAAAAAATAACCGGCCCGGTTAAGGGCATAAACCAAATGTTAAATTTAAAACCAAAACCAAATGACATTTTTTTATTCGACTAAAACGTGGAATAGTCAACCACAAATTTCCAAAGAAACCGTAGAGGTTTGGAAGCATTTAGCTGACAAATCAAGCTGGAGAATAACTCAGCTACCAAATGGTTTTTACCAAACCGAGTACCAACATCCAAAGGAAGAAGATACTTGGATTGATGTAACCAGAAGAGAAACAATCGAAGGAGCAGAGGCTGCTATCGATGGATCAGTAGATCACTACGGAAAAAAAGTAGAGTTTCTTAATGGCCCAAAAGTTATTAAAACTTTTAAATAACATTAACTAAATTAAATTAAATTAAATGCAAAATCCACAAGACATTGTGAAGACATTAAGCTTTGGTAGTAATGCTAAAGATAAAGTCTTTGCTGGGATAGATAAATTAACACAAGCTGTTAGCTCCACATTAGGAGCTAGCGGTAAGTGTGTTATCTTAGAAGACTTCATGGGAAGACCTATGATTACAAAAGACGGTGTAACCGTAGCTAATTCTGTTAATTTAAGAGATCCTGTTGAAAACATAGGGGCTACATTAATTAAAGAAGCAGCTAGAAAAACTGTAAGCGAAGCAGGTGATGGAACAACAACCGCTACTGTTTTAGCTCATAGCTTATTAAAAGAAGCTAATAGCAAACAAACAAGTGATAGCTTACGTAAAATAAAAGAAGATATTCAAATAGCATGCAATAATACTATTAGGTATCTTGAAGATATTAAAGTACCTGTTGAAGGTGATATGATTGATCAAGTGGCAACAATATCATCAAACAACGATAAAGAGCTTGGATCTATTATAGGTGAAGCTTTTAAAAAAGTTGGTAAAAACGGTACTGTGATGATGGACGTTGATGGTAAATCAGAGAAAACAACTGTTGAAGTTGTATCAGGTTCACAGATAAATCAAGGATATACTAATCCTAACTTTGTTACAGATACAGCTAAACAAACAGTAACATTAGAAAAGCCATTAATATTATTAGTAAGCTCACCAATAAGCATAGTTAGAAAAATACAAACTGTATTAGAATATGCTGTTCAGAATAATAGATCAATACTTATTATAGGTGAGTTAGAAAAGCAACCAATGGCTGCTCTTGTAATGAACAAGATAAAAGGTAATATTAAAGCTAGTGTGGTTGCGCCACCTGGTTTTAACTTCTGGAAAAAAGATTTTTTAGATGATATAGCTGCAATAACAGGAGCAACGCATATAAATGAAGAATATGGTGATGATGTAGATTTAATTACACCTGATATGCTAGGTGAGTGTGAAACTTGTGTATCTGACAGTAAAACTACAGTATTAAAAATAGCTGAAATACCAGAAGAAGCTAAAGTTAGAATAAAAGATATTGAAGAGCAGTTAAAATCTTCAGATCCTAGCTTAAGAACAGAAAAGCTACAAGAAAGATTAGCTATATTATCCGGTAACGTTGCGGTTATATCTGTAGGTGCAAACTCAGATGTAGAGTTAAAAGAAAAGAAAGATAGAGTTGATGATGCAATACACGCTACAAAAGCCGCGGTAAAAGAAGGTATAGTTCCAGGTGGTGGTATAGCTTTATTAAACGCCGCTAACAGTATTGATAATGATAGTGATGGAACTAGTATTTTTATTGAAGCTATAAAACGACCGTATAAGAATATACTTGAAAATGCTGGGTTGGAATACGTACCGCAAAAAGGTAAAGGTAAAGGCATTAATGTAGTAACTGGTGAAACAGTTGATATGATTAAAGAAGGTATTATAGATCCTTTACTAGTAACTAAAAGTGCATTAAAAAATGCAGTATCTGTTGCCTCAACAATATTATCAACTGATTGTGTAATTAGTAATATGAGAGAGGAATGAGAGCGATAGGTAATTACTTAGTTATAGAAGAAATAAAAGAAAAAGCTACTAAAACAAAAGGTGGTTTACTTCTTACAGATAAAATAAAAGAAGACATAAGATATAGACAAGGTGTTGTAAAAAGCGTAGGAGATTTAATTCAAGGTGTTAAAACTGATGATAAAATTTATTACGACAAACACGCTGGGTTTAACATAGAAATAGATGAAGATATATTTCTTGTAATAAAACAACAGGACGTTGTTATAGTCTTGTGAGAAAATTAGAAGCTAAAGATCTTAGAAGCATAGGTTTGTTAAAGCATTATCGTATTATACGTAAATGGGCTTGTAAAACATACAATTTAAAAGATGCTGATCTAGAACTTCTAATTTACTTTGACTGTATGGAACTTTTTACAAGAAAAGATTATATTGACGGAGTTTATACTTTTTCATGGGATAAGAATAGGTGGGAGCGTTTAAGACGTAACGACTGGATAACTGTTTGGAGACAAAGAAATAACACTACTCAAAAATATACAATATATAAAACATCGTTTAAGTGTAGTCAACTTATTAGTAGAATATACAGGATGTTATTAGGAACAGAAGATTTACCAACTAGTATTAGAAGAAATAAAATAATGGAAGGTGGATCTTACTCAGATAAAGTAATGATTAAAGCTATAAATTTAGTCAACAAAGATAAAAATAGATAATAATAAAAAAACAAATTTAAAATGGCATACGGAGATATAACGAATAGCCCAAATACTTACAGGTCACCAGGAAAACCAGGTGTACAAACAGTTAGAAAAGCTGTACTTTTAAAAGATGGTAGTACTATTGGTAGTGCTGCTGTTAACTATTTAAATGATACAAAAAGCTTAGAACAACTAACTAGTTCATCAACAGCTAGCACAACTGTTTTAAAAGCAGATTTGCATAATTGTGCTGGTCTTTATATTGGAACAGCTGGTAATGTTATGGTTAATTTTGCTGGGCAAAAAGATGTAATAGAATCTGGAACAGCTACAGGTACTACTTCAAATGAGTTGGTTGATTCTGCTCAAAATTTTACTAAAACAGTTCAACTTAGAGACTTTGTAATAAATACTACTGATGGTACAGTTGCTTTTGTAGACGCTGTATTAGATGACACTAGACTTAGCTTAGTAGATGTTGCTAATTCTAACGCAAACATAATGGCTAGTGGTGAAAAGTATGAAATATACAGACCAATAGTTTTTCAAAACGTAGCAGCTGGATCTTTCTTACCAATTGAAGTTGACAGAGTATTTAATACAGGTACTACTGCTGACGATATAATGGCAATATACTAAGACATGCCTTTAATAGGAATAAGAGCAAACGTAGGGTATAGCGAACAGATAACTAACGCTGATACTAGAATAAGCGCATTTAATTTATTTGCAGACTACACTGAAATAAAAGCTGACTCAACTTTGTTTACAGCTGATGCTAACCAAATGTAACAATTAAACGCAGTTAAAAAAACACATAAAGAAATAAAAGAATTTAAAAACGAATAAATGGCTAAACAAATTATTAACATAGGATCTGCAGCAAACGACGGAACCGGATCTACGCTGCGAGCGGCATTTGATATAACAAACGATAATTTCACAGAATTATATGATGGTACAGGTGGTTTGTTTCATAAAATAGAAGGTACAAACTTTACAGGTTCACTACTTATTGGGCATAGTACAACTGGCACATTAAGCAATGCTTTAAATAACACGGGTATAGGTATAGGCGCGTTAGATGCTTTAACCTCTGGAGATGCTAATGTTGCTATAGGAAGTTTAGCTGGTAGCGCTATAACTGAAGGAGCAAGCAATATTTTAATAGGTAGATCTGCTGGTGATGCTTTAACTACAGGTAATGGTAATATAGCTGTTGGTCATTTTGCTCTAAGCGCAGAAGATACTTATGGTAGAAATATAGCTATAGGTGCTGAAGCTTTAAAAGTACAAAACGTTGGTTCTAACGCCTATAATATAGCTATTGGTTATCAAGCTGGTATAGCTATTTCAACAGGAGTTTATAACAATTTAATAGGAGGACAGGCTGGTGA